TGCCAAAGGCTTGAAGGAGCCAGAAAACCCTTGCTTAATGAGGCGGATAGGTGGAGAAAGAGAGCTATTGCTGCAATAGGAGGCTTCTTGGCAGCAGGGGGAAAAGAGGGAAACATCAATATCATAAAAGCCATAGCCCTGAGGGCTACGGGGTGCGGGGACTTTAACCGCATACCGATAGATAAGTTGAGAGGCTTATACTTCGGATTTAGCAAACAGGCGAAGGTGATGAGAGAGGCGGAGAAAATAAGTCGCTCTGAGTTGGTGGAGATGTGCAGAGAGATTCACCAGAGCGTGATGGAGGAGTATTGCGAGTGAAGGCATTTTCATTCTCTTTATAGAGAGGGAAACAAGAGAAGCGGGATTTGTCTTTCATTCTCTTTAGAAGAGAGGGAAACAAGAGAAGCGTTCTTTTCCACGCGGAAAAGAACCAAAAGAGCGGGAGGGTGGATTTAAGGCTGGAGATTAGATTATAAATAACAAATAAAAAATAGGAAGAAATGACATATAAAATGGTGATGATGGATAACAAGGGGCAAGAGTTAAAGGGCATATATGGAGAGAAAGAAGACATTGACCTTGTGAGAGAGGAGGCGAAGGCATTTCTGAGGAGAGATAGCAGCATAGCAAGCGTGAAGATAACGATATATGAAGAAATGGACGAGATAAGGATAAGACAAAAGAAAACAACAACAAACAAATAACAACAAAAACAACAAGAAAATGACAAATGTAGATTTAAATGCTCTGAGCGTGGAGGAAAAGAAAGAACTACGCAGACAAATGGAAGCAGAAATTAAAGCAGAGAAAGAGAAAAGACAGCAAGACAGAGACACGTACAAAGAATTAGTAAGCCAGACAGTGGGTGGAGTATTTGAAAGGCTGAAAGAGACGGCTAAAAGTTTGCAAGAAAGCAAACAAAATGTGTATAGAGACTTTGAAAAAGTCTTGGAGTTGAAGGCAGAGGTCTATGGAGTGAAAGAGGCTCAGCAGAGCCACACATTCACAAGTGAGGACGGCAGAGAAAGCATAACAATAGGCTTTCGTACAATAGACTGCTACGACGACACAATGCACAGTGGAGTAGCTAAGATAAAACAGTACATTGCCTCCCTTGCCGTTGATGAGGCGAGTGGGAAATTAGTAGAGGTGATAAATAACCTGTTGAGAATGGACAAAAATGGAAACTTGAAACCCTCAAGAGTATTAGAACTGAAGAAACTCTCAACAAAGATAGACAACAAAGATTTTGCAGAGGGATTAGAAATAATAGAACAGAGCTACAAACCTAAGGCTTCTGCTACCTTTGTATCTGCTTGGGAGACGGATAAAGACAGAGTGAAACACTACTTGCCCCTGTCAATGACTTCTTGCGAATGAGCAAAACAAAACAACAACAAAACAATGGACGATGGACAAGAGACAAGAAGAGACAACAACGTACATAATCACCTCAGAGAGCTTTGCAGGACAGGTGGTGGCGAACTATGACAGTCAGGGGCTATTGGTGAGCTACGACCTTGCCCCTGCCACTCTGAGCGTGGCACAACACCGCTGGCTTGTGGCATATCTGCCAAAGACAACAGACGGATTGAAAAGGTGGATACAAGAGAAAAGAAACCTTTGCATAAAAGAGGCGAAAGTGGATTTTGAGGCTTTCTGGCAAAAATATGACGACAAGCTAAGCAGTAGCAAGAAACGCACCAAGCAGAAATGGGACAAGATGAGCACAGAGGAGAGAGAAAAAGCCTTTGGATACGTAACAAAGTACTTTGCCATGATACCTTACGGCACAAGGAAGAAGTACGCCGAGACGTATCTGAATGCGGAATTGTGGAACAATTAAAAGTAGAGACGTCATATTATGGCGTCTCTACAAGAAAAGAAAAATGGGAAACAGGAACAAAACAAACAAAACAAAGAGATGAGAAACATAATAATGAAGATGACAGACTATGAGCTGAAAGGGTATGCGGTGCTTTGCCAAAACGTGATGAACTACTTGGAGGTACAGATTGATGAAGACGCAGCATACTTGATGAGAGAGACACTCAAAGAGTACTACTGGGGCTTGATAGATAAGAAAATGCCTTACCTGTGCGGGAAGAGCACAAGGGTGAGGATACCAAAAGAAGTGGGAGCAGTGCTCTTGGTGGGGATAAACAAAATAAGTGGCATATTGGGGGCATATGAGCAGACGATAGCCTTAGAGATTATAAAGGTGATAAATGACTCCGTGCGTTACGAACAGTGCCACAGAGGAGCATGGGAGGCACAGGCGTTGAATATGGGAGGAGTACAAATAGAGCAATAAACAATAGATAACAACAAACAAACAACAGACAAATGGCATATAACAGGGTAAATAAACTTAGGTACTACAAAAAAATTCAAGAAGTGGCCCAGGAGCACTACGAAGAAGGAGTAAGCACATGGAGGGGTGTGTGGAAGAAATACATTTACCCTGTGTGGCCAATGGAGTACAACACATTTATGCGTATCTTAGGCGAGGGAGGTCTTCGTACAAAGATAGAAGAATTAGAAGAAAACAAGGAGGAAGGAAATGATGATTAAAAGGATTTTAAACAGTATTGAAACGATATTGAGCACAATTAGTGGGGTGCGATACATAGATATAGACTGGGGACAGGGGGACAGTGAGAGGGTGGCAGTGAAAATGCCCTGTGCATTGATAGATGTGAAAGAGATAAACAAAGACTATAGAGCAGTGGGGATAGTGCAAGGAAGAAAATGCACAGTGGAGATAAGAGTGATAGACATAAACACCACAAACACCTCTGCGGGAGCACCACAAGGACAGAAAGAGGTGTATTATGCGTATTTGGACTTAGTGGAAAGGATAGAGGGAGCAGTGAGTGGTGCAGAGGGCAATAGATTTGTGTTTGAGGGATTAAACAGAGTGGTCAGAGAAGACCACCTCAGAGAGATGGTGATACGGTACAGCATAAGTTGGAGAGAATAAAACAAAAAGAGAGAGAGTTTTAATAGCAAAATTTGTGCAGATGAGAGAAAAAACGTATCTTTGCAGACTTTTAAATGCAAAATATAAGAAGTATTAGTAGATTGATGAAAGGCTATCACACAACAGAGTATAGAGGTGAAATATTAACAGAGCCATTGTATTGTAAAGACAAGGAGGCATGGTTGGGAAAAGGCTATTATTTCTGGAAAGAAGAGGAATTTGCAGACTTTTGGGGTAGGAAGAAAAACTATGAGACTTATGATATATATTCTGCAGACTTGGATACTAAAAAATGCCTTGATACAGTTTATAATGAAAAAGAAGATAAGTTTTTTACTGAAAGAGTTACTGAAATAATAGAACGATTAAAAAGAGGAAATGAGTCTGTTCATATAGAAACAGTATATAGGATATTGAAACAACAGGTGCTTGATAAAATGGGGATACAAGGCGTTATTTATGCTGATGAAACAAGAATGGGTGATTATGGAGCATTAAAACCTTTCTTATATAAGAAACGTATTCAAATAGTGATATATGATAAGACTAATATAAGTAATTTTGTGATATTAAGAAGTAAAATAGAGAAAGAGTATGGAAGGAGATATTAAAGAATTAGCAAAAAGAGCAGATGCTCTCTTAGATGCAATATCTGATGAGGAGTTGATAGCTCTTGCAAGAAAGTTTGAAACGGAGCTTTTTGGAAGTACATACATGCAAGCTAATAGCTTTATTAAAGAAGAAAAACTTCCAACAATCAATATTGTATGTGATAAAGATATGGAGTTTTGCAGTAATGATGATGATTATTTAACAGCTGCTTAGGTATGGAAAAGGCTAAGATACAATTAAAAAGGTTTTATTTCCCAGATGTAAGAATGGAATCAAAAGATTTTTTGTCTTCTTGGGAAGAAATGGAATTGAAATTAAACATAAAAAATTCCGTTTTGACAGATGAAAAGGATAAAAAACTCTTTAGAGAAAGATTGGACGTATCTGTTATTGTAGGGGACAAATTAGAAATGAATATTGTTTGCATAGGTGAGTTTTCTATAAGTCAAGAAATAGATGATGAATTTTTGAAAGGAAATTTTCCAAATGTAAATGCTCCTGCTATCTTGTTCCCTTTTGTTAGGAGTTTTGTTTCTTATTTGGCTACAAATGCTGGTTATCCTCAAGTTGTATTACCTGCTATCAATTTTGCAAATAATATAAACAAAGAGGAAAAAAGAGTATGAGTGAGCAGATGAGAAGATGCATAGAAAGGATAGTGAGCGATGTGAGAGTGGTGGCAATGGGAGAGTTTAAAGAGAACTTCAGAAGAAAAGCATTCTTTGACCAGAGGTGGAAAAGGAGCAAGAAGGGACTGATAGACTCAGGGAGGTTGAGAAATAGCCTTAGAGCACAGATAAAGGGCAACAGCATTGTATTTAGCTCGGATACGCCTTACGCAAGCATTCACAATGAGGGAGGTGAGATAAAGGTAACCAAGAAGATGAAAGCATATTTCTGGTACAAATACAAGGCAACAAAAGAGGAAATATGGAAAGCTATGGCTCTGAAAAGAGAGGGGGAAGAGATAAAAATACCCCAAAGACAGTTTATTGGAGACCACTCACTACTGAGAGAGAAGATTGAAAAAGTGATTGTGGAGGACGTGAATGAAGCCTTTAGTAAGATGAAATTCAAATAAAAAAGAAAGGGAAAAGAGAGGGAAAGAGAAAAAAAATCACCCAAAGATTTGGTGATTGAGAAAAAAGTTGTAATTTTGCAGTGGTTCTTAGCATATCTGTAATGGATACCCTAAGAGCCCCCAAGTAGGAGCAATCTTAGAAATAAGGTGCTCCTGCTTTTATTTTATTCCCTCCTTAAAATATAATCCTCTCCGTTAAATATAAGTAGAACAGATTTTGCATCTTTGCTCCTATCCATTCTCTTATATATCTGCCTAAACAATTCGTCCTTTGACAAGGCACTATCAATCTTTAAAACTACGTTAGGGGATTGATGAAAACCACTTCGTAATAATCTATCTAAAGAATTTAGTGTATTGGCTTTTGAGACTTTGTATTCTTGAGATATTTTCAATGTCTCATTGAAACTGTCGGGTGTCTTTTGGTCTCTGAGAATACCTAATAATTTGATTGAATAGTTATATTTGTTAGCTAAATAAGTAGCAATATCAATATTTTCTTGCCTCTCTTGATAGTTTTGTCGGCTACTAAGGAGGACTTTTCCTTTTTCTGTAGGAATGGTAGAGAAAGTTTCAGGCTCGGCTTGTTTTTGAACTTTCTTTATCTGCCTTTTTGTTTCTTTGTCGGCTGCTTTGTAGTAAGGGTGGCGAGGAGGGAAAATCTTATGCTCTATGCCGGGATTGAACCGGAAGATAGCAAGAGGGTTCTTGCCTGCCTTATTGATTTGGGTGGTGGCTTTCTCTCCTGCCCTGAGGGTTTGGGAGGAAGAGGAGGGTGAGGCCTCTTGCTTACGACACTGAGCGGTAGTGCAACGGCAACGCCAGCCATTAGGTGGGAAGTACTCGTGCCAGAAAGCATCGTCTGCGGGCAGGGTTATGCCGTCAAGGGAGGCATGAGAAGCACGTACGCGTTCGTCTCCTGCGGTCTGGTATTGAAGATAGTAGCGGTCGGAGTTTTTTTGGTAGTCTTCCCAAAGAGCTACGCTCTGAGCAGAATGGACGGCAAAAAGATACTCTGCTTTGAGATAGTGGCGGTTGTATTTGTCGTTCAGAGGCATAGTGTCTTTGACGAACTGAGAGAAAGGCTTTATATGCTTATCCTTATCTAAAAGCATTGAGGAAGCCTCAGAGAGGGCTGAGTGAGTTTTTAGACCAGAAAAGAGGAAGATGTTGTCTTGTAGGAAAGCCAAAGAGGAGGCAGGCAGGTGGTTGTCTTGCAAGCCTTTGTCCATGGCATGCGAGAAGACCTCTACAGTGTCAAGGATAAGAGGTGAGACCTCCTTAGCCCTGAGCAGAGAGGGAGAATAGCCACCGGAGCGAAAAATCTTGACAATGGCACTACGCCAATGCTTGGTGAAGTCTTTGTGTGGTAGAGCCTCCTGTTCGTCAGTGGCGGAGAGAGAGGAAGGAAGAGGATAGAGCTTGTCAAGGGCGTCTGATAACGCCCTTATGCGAAAAAATCTCTCTCGTCCTTAGCTGCAAGGGTTGGAGAGCTATGGGGCTTGGAGCCTGTTAAGGCAATGCCGAAACGCTCAGAGACCCATTGAGGGTCAATATCAAAATAAGCAGCAGCCCTCATGGTCTGGTCAAAGAGTTGGGCGGAGTCTTCTTGCTGTTGGAAGACGAAGATAGCCCCCTCGGGCAGGATACGCAATGAGCAGAGAGCAGGGATAAGGGAGGAGTTGAGACAAGAGGAGATGAAGCGTTTGTCGCTGTCGATGATGTCTTGGTTCATAGACAGGTTAGTAGCCTCTTTGGCATTGGAGCCATTGAGGGTGTCTTGACCTAAGACGGCCCCATTGATAAGAAGGGAAAGCTCGTTGGTGCAAAGACGTATGAGGTTTTCATACACTGCTCCGTTAGTGGAGTTGGTCTGGGCAAAGCCTATCTCGTCTTCAAGGTCAAGGACGTAAGAGGCTCCGGAGCCTATATTCTTTAATATCTCGGTGTAACGAGCTAAGAGCTCGGAGTCTTGGGTGTTGGTCTTGATGTAGCGAGGAGGCATACCATAGATTTCGCAGAGCTCTGACCAGCAGGCTTGAGCAAAACGTTTGTAAAGGACATGAGGCACCGCTTGGTTCAAAAGTCCTAAGGGTTGTGGAGAGCGGAACTCCACAAGGGTGGAGCCGTAGAGGCTCAAAGAGCGGTAAGGAATGGGAGAAGAGTCGTAAAGGTCAAGGTAAAGAAGACCTGCAGAGGGCTCAATATGACGGCGGTCAAGCAGATGAGCGGAGGAGAAATCTGGGCTAATCTCCACCAAAGAATAACCGAAGAAAAGAGCATCAAGACACTCGGAAAGCACAGAGGAGAAGACAGGGGAAGAAGTGAGGAAAGCCGTGGGCTCCTCTAAGGTCTTGCCTGCCCTATCCACAATGGAGAAAGGAATGGAAAGGGAACGGTTTTTACGCAGGGAGATTTGGCTCATAAGGTGAGCATCAAGACAGATGTTGCTGTAAAGCTCTTGCAGTAGCACCAGACGAGGCTCAGAGACCCTAAGGGCTTGCTGGAGGGCAAGCTGCCAAGAGGCTACGTCTTTGCGAATGAGGCTCTGAGAGTGAAGGACAAGAGAAGAGGCTAAGGTCTTGCTTGGGGTTTTGGGGGTTTTGCTGTTGTTGTTTTTGTTGTTGCTTTTCATAATAGATGATTAAAAATAATGATTAAACTTTGTGTTGGAAGTAGCCCTGATGGAGCCGGAGGCTATGGAGCCAGAGGAGTCGGTCAGTGGTGGGAGGTCAAGGCAAAGGAGGCCTTGGGCTATGCGAGACAGATAGTCTATGGATAGCTTGTACTGCTCAAGGTATTTATCGTAGAGAATGTCTACGTTAGAGAGCTTGATAATGCGGAAGACTGCAATGGTCTTGACGATGTCTAAGACTAAGGCGTTACGCTCAGAGCCTTGGGCAGAGAAAATGGTAGCCACATTGTAACGAGTGGCTAAATAGCTTTTGACCTCGCTAATAGAGGCCTCTATGGCTGCTAAGGCAATGGAGGGTGTGGACTCTGTGATTTGCTGCAACTGGTAGTCATAGATATGGGTGTTTAGTTCTTCTGTTTGTAAATACATAATGTAATCTAATATAAATATGTGTGTTTAAAATTTTCTGCTTCTAAAAGGAGGGACGGCTTGTGTGAGGTTAGTGGAAGTGGTCCACCGGCGACGAAGGAGCCAGATAGCCCCCTCAAGAGCATCGGGAGCATCGTCATGACAACGAGAGCCACGAGAGAAAGAAAGCAACTGGTCGCGTAGGGTGGCAAAACCCGGAGTGTCCTTCTCTTTCTTATTGAAGATAATGAGGTTTTGAGCAAAGAGAGGCTCTAAGGCTTCAATGCGGGCGAACTTATCGGGCTTATGGCGAGAGTCGCCCCGAATGGCTATGTGCTCTGCCCTCCTATCTCCCTCGGAGCGGAAAGCATCAAGGATAAGCCCTTGGAGGAAGTTGCTCTCAATATAGAAAAGGACGGGGACACTGTCGCCTATATAGGAGGCTATGGTGTAGTGCCAGGCTATCATCTGCGTGATAGAACACTGAGCACAGAAGGCTTTGAGGACGTGGAAATGACCCTTGGGGGTCTTGCCACAGAGCAAGGTGGCCTTGTAGTCGGAGGTGGCAGTGGACTTGAATGAGGGGTCGGTGTAGCAGATGAGTTGCCGATACTGGCTCAGGGGGAGCATATCGGAGAAGATGATATTCTCAGAGTGGAAGACGCTCCCCTCTGTTATGGGGTTATTCATATACTCTTTTTGGAATGCTCTCTCGCCCTGGTCGGAGCGTAAAGAGAGTATCTCGCTAAGGGTGTGGTTCTGTGGCCAAGAAGGCTCACCTTGTGAGGTGAGGATATTGACCTTGGAGAGGGTGAAGTTCTTATTTTCTTCAAAATGAGCTAAGACAGAGGTCTTGCTAATGAGGTTGCCCACGAGAATGAAACGTCCCCGCCCTATCTGCATGGTGCCAAAGAGAGCCTCAGAAACCCAAGAGATAGCCTCAGAGACACGGCGAGGGGAACGGCAGAGCTCGTCGTCGTCAATATCGTCAATGACGATATAGTTAGGACGAAGACCTTGCTTTTTGAGTCCGCGGGGACTCTGCCCTCTACCTAAGGAGTAGAAGACACACCCCGAAGACAGAGACAGCTCACCACAAGAGAGAGAAGACACACTCAGCACAGAGGAGAAGTCCTCTTTGAGAGCGGAGTTGGAAGAGACCTCGGCTTGCAAGTCGCCAAGGAGACGGTCGGCCATCTCCTCGCTCTTAGAGACAAGGACAAGGCAGAGCTTCTGCTTATGGCACAGAGCGAGCCAGAGAGGAATGATAAGGGAGATATGAGTACTCTTAGCCATACCACGGGCCCATTGGAAGAGACCACGGAAATGAGGTGAGGCTTTGATGCTATTGGCTGCTGCAATATGAAAAGGAGCACAGGGAGTAGAGCACAGGTGAGGGAAATAAGTGGAGCAGAAAAACGCATAGTCTTTGGTGGCACGCTCTATACGTTGGGCAGGGGTAGCACTATGGGAGTGAAAAGAAGAGAAGGAGGAGCTCTGGATACGCTCGCACCGCTTGGAAAAAGCAGTGAGCCACTGAGATTGCTGTTTGGTTGTCTTCATTGTCTTTATTGTTTTATTGCTGTTTAAAAGGTGATTAATCAATGCTTAGGGAGCGAAGAAAATCGCTCTGGGTGCGGTTGATGGTCTTGATGAGCTCAGGTGTTAGTTCCTTGCTCAGAGGCAGAGAGAGGACAAAGTCTATGTACTTACACATGACTTGGTTGTAGTCTGCAATGGAGAGGGCACCCTCTTTGAGAGAGCGGAGCTGACGGCAGTACTTAGCCATGGAGTCGGCAGTGATAGTGCCGGCGGAAATCTGCTTGTCTATCTCGGTGAGTATCTTAGGAATGAGGGAGTCAATGGAAAGGTGCATGGAAGCCCGCAGAGAGGACCACGAATTTTCACGAGCCCATTTATTGACAGTCTGCTTAGAGACAGAACAGAGGGAGGCACACTGGGCTTGTGTGCAACCACCTTTAACAAAAAGGTCTTTGGCCTTAGAGTATTTTTCTTCGTTTTGATGTGCCATAATCTTTGATATAATTTATTATGGGCAAAATTACAAAGACAGACAAAGAAAAGCCTCAGAGTTATACAAGTTGTTGAAGATGCTCAACAACTTGTTGAACATAAGGAGGAAAAAGATTTTTATATGCTATTTTTGCCACCAGAAAAAAATGATAAAGACAAAGAAAGAAAATGAGTGAGAAAGACAAAAAGACCTTTGTGCTGAGCGACCAGAGTGTGAACAGCTACGGCTTTTGGGTGGAAACGGAAGGGATAGACCTTAGCGAATTTGCCTCAAACCCGCTGATGTTCTACGGTCATGACTGGACCGCACTGCCCATAGGACGGTGGGAGAACGTGAGAAAAGAAGGCGAAAGACTATTGGCAGAGGCTGTATTTGATGAAGATGACGAGTTTGCACAGATGATAGCAAGAAAAGTGGAGAAAGGAATGCTCAAATGTTGCTCCATTGGATTTGAAGTACTGGAGAGCTCGGAGGACAAAGAGAAGATAAAAACAGGGCAGAGATATGCCACAGTAACCAAAAGCAAGCTGAAAGAATGCAGTATATGCCCCATAGGGAGCAACAAAAACGCTGTGAGATTGATAGCTAAAGGTGGCAAAAGAGTGTTGCTGAGCAACGCATGGGACGCAAAAGAGAGTGGATTGAAATTATTAACGATAGAAAAAGAAAAGAAAATGACAACAGAAGAAGAAAAGATTTTGGCTTTGAACCAGAGTGTGGCTTGCCAAAAGAAAGAAAACGACTCCTTAGCCTTGCAGGTGAAAGAACTGCAAGAATATAAGCAGAAGGCAGAGGAAGAGAAAAAGCAAAGAAGAGCCTCTGAGATAGAGAGCTTGATAGCTTTGGCAGTAGAGAAGGGCAAGATAGGTGCCCAAAAAAAGAAAGAATGGGCCCAGCTCTTAGACAAAGACTTTGAGACAGCAAAGGCTGTGCTTGGAAGCATGGAGGAAAAGAAACAAAGCCTGCACGAGCTATTGGAGACAAAGAAGATAGCACAAGAAGAAGATATAGCCTCTAAGAGCTGGAGAGAATTGGACAAAGAAGGAAAACTATGGGGGCTGAAAGAAAAAGACCCTGAGAGCTTTAAGGCTAAGTACCGTCAAGAATTTGGAACAGAATATATAGGATAACAAAACAAAGAAAGGAGAAAAAAGAAAATGGCATTAAACAAAGAGATTTGGGTAGCAGATATTGTAGAGGACTTCATACCTCAGAACAGTTTTTTGCAAAAGAGTGTAGACCACTCATTGTATGTGGATGGAAAGAGTGTGCATGTGCCTAATGCAGGTGAGGGAGCAAGTGTGCAGAAGAACGTCAGCCAGTTCCCTGTGTCAAGTATGCAGAGAACAGACACGGACCTAAGCTATGACTTATCTACATTTTACGTAACCCCTATGCTGATACAAAAAGCAGAAACAGTGGAGTTGAGCTATGACAAACGTCAGAGCGTGCTGGCTCAAAGCAAGAACAACTTGCAAAGAGTAGTGGCAGAGAGCATACTAAACGACTGGGTGCCTTCATCACCAGTAACGATAAAGACCAGCGGGGCTACCTGTGAGGCACACATAGCCACAGCAACAGGCAACAGAAAGGCTTTCTGCATGGCAGACGTGAAGAAGATAAAAGCCTTGATGGACGCCCAAGACGTGGCAGGGGAAAACAGATGCATATTGCTTGACAGCGTGATGTACAACCAACTGCTTGACCAAATGACAGACGCTCAGACACTGAACTTCCTCTCAGGAGCAGAGACAGAAAACGGAGTGATAGGCAAATGGATGGGCTTTAACTTCTTTATGCGTAGCAGAGTGCTGAAAGCAACTGCTGCAGGCACAAAGAAAGACTGGGCAACAGCCGCAGCAGCCACAGACTGTGCAGCAGGCTTGGCATGGAGCAGCCAGAGCGTAGCAAGAGCAATAGGCACTGTGGAAGCCTTTGCAGGAGAAAATGACCCTAACTACTACGGAGATATATTCTCATACTCAATGAGAGCAGGAGGAGTGTCAATAAGAGCAGACAAGAAGGGCGTGGTGTTTATCACACAAGACAGCGTGGCTTAACCCCTCCCCTAACAAGAAAGAGAGACAGAGATGTGGGAGAGCATAAGTTCATTGCTAAATGTGCTTTTGGGTTCGGGGCTTATAGTTACCTTGGCAACTATAAGCTCTACCCGAAAGAAAGCACAGACGGAAAGCAAACAAGCCGAGATGGACTTGGCAAAGGAATACGTGCAGGAGTACTCAAAAAACATTGTGGAGCCCCTGCGAGAGAACATTGAGAAACAAATAGGTACACTAAATGATGAGATTACTGGACTTAAAAAAGAACTGGCTCGCTTTCGTAAGGCTATTGAAAAAGGCAAGGCTTGCCCTTATATTAACGCTTGCCCTATTGAGCACGAGCTGCAAAAGGCAGCAGAGTGTGGTGAGGGAAAACCAAACAGTAAAGTGGCAAGAAAGGATAAAGACTGACAGCGTGCTGTACAGAGATACGGCGTGGATAGAAAGAAAAGGCGACAGCATATTTATAACTCGCAATGTGCAGAGTGTTCGCTGGTGCAAAGATACCATAAGGCAAAAGGACACCATAAGACAAACGCAGACAAGAGAGAAAATAAAGGTGCAGAAAAAAGTGGACTGGAAAAAGACCATAGCCTTTGGGCTATTGGGAGCCATAGGTTTGAGCTGTGGCGGGGCGGTGATTAAAAAGAGATTGAAAAGGATTTAAAAACAAAGAAAGATGAACGGAATAACAATAACAAGACAAAACGGCGGAGTGCCAAAGGCTCTGAGCGGAAAAGACTACATAAGTGGTTTTCTGACCTATATGGCTGATACGGCACTACCAGAGGGCTTCTCTGCTACAAAGAGAGAGAAAATAGTCTCTACAATAGAGGCTTGCGAGGCTTTGGGCATAACAAAAGACGCCACATTATGGAGAACAAGAGCATTGCACTACAACCTGAGTGAGTTCTTTAGACAAAGCCCCGGAGCAACGCTATACATAGGCATATATGCAGAAAAGGGTGCAGAGGAGACATACGACTTTAGTGAGATAAAGACCTTGCAGACTTATAGCGGTGGGCAGATAAGACAAGTGGGGCTATACTGCCCATTCAAAAGCGTGGCAGTGGCAGACATAACAGCTCTGCAAGCAGTGGCAACACTGTTGCAGAATAGCGATATGCCCCTGAGCATTATATACAGCGGGAAGATTGACACAAGCTCTTTGGGAACACTGCCTGCACTAAGAGCAACAGGGAACAAGAACGTGAGCGTGTGCATAGCACAAGACGAGAGCAGTGGCAGTAGAGCTAAAACACTACAAGAAGAGGCTGCAAACACCTTGGAAGAAAGCGTGGGAGCCTTGGGAGCATTAGTGGGAGCGGTAGCAAAAAGCAACGTGAACGAGAGCATTGGCTGGGTGGAGAAATACCCAGTGGGATACGACACCCCTGGAGTGTGTGGAGGAAAAGAACTAAGAGAAATAGAGGCGGCAGTGCAAGAGAGCTTGGACGGAAAAGGCTACATATTTGCAAGGACATACAACGGCTTTACAGGCTCGTACTGGTCTGATAGCAAGAGCCTGGATTTGGCAACAAGCGACTACGGCACAATAGAGAGCGTGAGAGTGATGGACAAGGCAGCTCGCGGTGTGAGAGAATACCTATTGCCACAGTTGGGAAGACCGATGTACATAGACCCAGAGAGCGGACAGATAGCTGCCCAGGACGTGGTGAGCTTGGAGAACATAGCAGGCAAAGCCTTGGAACAAATGGAGAAAGAGGGGCAGATAAGTGGCTACTCTGTATACATTGACCCTAAACAAGATGTGCTTGGCTCTGCAAAAATTGAGGTGGTGATGAAAATAGTGGCTGTGGGAGTGGCAAGACAAGTGGCTATAAGCATAGGCTATACAACACAAACGGAGTAAAAAACAACTTAAAAAAATTAAAAGACATGGCAGACTTAGTGAACGGAATACCTATGATAAACGGCGAGCAACGCTCGTGGGGAGAGGTGAAATTTAAGATAGCAGGAGTGGCAAGCGTGAATGTGATTGCAATAGAGTACAGCGAGACGCAAGAAGTGGAGCCTGTATACGCCGCAGGTAGAAACCCTGTGGGATACGGAATGGGCAGGATAACTTACGAGGGCAAGATAACACTGCTGATGGAAGAGGTGTTGGCTCTGCAAGCGTCATCAGAAAATCAAAGACTGCAAGACTTGCCCCTATTTGATATTGAAGTGATGTGGCTGAACAAACAAAACCTTATCTGCGGGGATATCTTAAAGAACTGCAAGATGAAGGCAAACGCTCGAGGACTGAAAAGCGAGGATACTCACCACGAAGTGGAGATAGAGTTGATGATTGGTGCAATAGTGAGAAAATAAAGAATGAAAGCAACAGAAGAACAAATAAGGCATTGGAAAGAGCAATACAAATGCAAGATATTTGAATTTTCCACAAAAGAAGAAAAGGAAGAGGATAGGAAAAGAGCATATTTTAGAGCTATACCTTTGAGCGTGTTAGACGCTCAAAGCAATGTGAGGAAGACCTCGGAGCTAAGAGCAGACGAGGTGATTATAGAGAATTGCTGGCTTGGGGGTGATGAATGCATAAAAAACGAGGACTACTACAAATTAGGCTTGAAAGGCTGGTTGGGAATGTTAGTAGTGGCAGCAGAGGGCGAAATGGTGGAAATATAACCCTCACAAAGATTGGGGAACTCTCTAAAGAAGAGAGAGACGACAGAGTGAAAGTTGTCTTGAATAAGTATAGAGAGATGAGAGCAGTGGTTAGGGTGATGTGTGGATATAGTTGTAAGGAGTTGGAACAGATGAGTACAATGCAACTTGCACAAGCATATAACGATTGCGTCTTTGTGAGGGGAATTACTTCTTGAATAAGATGTCGTAAGCAAACTTTATCATCATTGCAACGCAAGTGATGAAGAATGTAATAAAAGCCTCTAATATTTGAATATTACAGAAGAATATCACCGTGAGAATAACACCCGGAATAAAGATGTATCTTGCTTTAAATTCATTATCACTACTACACATAACGGTGCAAAGATATAAATAAAAAATGAAATGGCAAGCGGAAGAATAGATTTTACGATAAAGGTATGGGACGAAGCCTCAAAGACTTTTAAAGAAGTGCAAGGTAAGGCAAAGGCTACTGGAGGAGAAGTGAAGTTTGTAAATAACACTCTTGGGCAGATGAGAGAGAAGTTGCAAAGACTGCAAAAAGGAAGAGATGAAGCCTTTAGAGTAGACCATATAAAGAGATACAATGTCTTGATAAAAGAAACAAAAGAGAGGATAAGGAACTTAGAACACCAGACAAAGACATGTGGAGAAAAGACAGAGGGACTATGGAGTAGCTATAAAGGGTATCTTGGCTTTGCAGCCTTTGCTACTGTTGGACGTTCAATGGTGAGTGTTGCCAAAAGCTCGGTGGAGGCATCGGCACAAGTGGAGAAGTATAATGCTACGCTGAAAGTGATGCTGGGCAGTACTACAAAGGCAAGAGACAGAATGCAGGAGTACATAGAAATAGCAAAGAAAACACCTTTTGAACTGAACCAAGTAGTGGAGGCAGGAAACCAATTGCAAGCAATAGGAAGGTATTCAAGAGAGAACTTGGAGATGTTGGGAGATTTGGCTTCTGCAAGCGGAAAGCCAATGGAGCAAGTGATGGATGCCTTTGCTAAATTAGCCACTGGACAGAAAGGTGAGGCAGTGAATATGTTTAGAGACCTATTGATAAGCACAGAGGACTGGACAAAAGCCACAGGGACTGCAATAGAGAAAAATGGAGAGCTGAAAGCCACAACGGAGCAGATGATACAAGCCCTGCCAAAGATAATGCAAGGGAAAGGTTTTATGGGTATGATGGCTGAGCAAGCAGAGACTACAGAGGGAAAAATAAGCAACTTGAAAGATGCAGCCTTCTCGCTGAAACAAGCCTTTGGAGAAAGACTTACCCCAAGCGTGAAAACAGTAAGCTCTGTGTTGGCAGGACTTGCAGGGACATTAGAGGGGGTTGTGGCTGTGCCGGTGGAAAACAAGATAGCACAAGAGAAAATACAACTGAACCTATTGGTGGATAGATTGGTCGCGACTAACGGCAAAGAAGAAGAGAGAAAAGAGATAATAGCAGAAATAAAAAGAGAGTACCCTGACTTCTTGAAGAATATAGACTTTGAAAAGGCTTCTACACTTGATTTGGCTAATGCACTCAGGCAGACAAACAAGGAATATGACCGGAAGATAAAGAAAGCTATCTACTCCTCAAAGATAGAGGCTTTGGTGGAGAAAAACAAGTCAGTGGTGGGAGATATTGCAGACTATGAGATGTCCTTAGCAGCTAAGAGGCAAATAGCAGCAATAAATGCAAAGCTGAAAGGTATTGTTGGTACCTCTGATGTGGTGATGAAGGACGGAGAACCTTATTACAAGAAAAGAGGCACTAATTTGGCAAGTGAAAACTCGTGGATAGATACAAGAATACAAAACCCAAAAGCAAGGACACAGGTGCAAAGCCTATATGTGCAAAGAGAGGCTGCAAGGGATATGCTGACGGCGTGGGATAATGAAGAGGGACACATAAAGAAACTGAACGCAAAGGCTCAAGGACTGAAAAGCCAAATAAATATGTGGAAAGAGTTATCGGAGGCAGAGGACGAGCCTTCCGTGGAGAAAAAGGATACAAAAAAGGCTCAGCAGACAAGGCAGCCTCAACAGGTGCCCGATGCACCACAAAGACAAAGCAGTGGTGGGGCTGGTGCACACAGTGGCTACGCTGGCAGTGGGCAGAGAGCAACTCAAGGCTCTGGGGGAGCAGAGAGGAACATAACGACAACGATACATAACTTGATTGGAGGGAACATAGTGATACAGACAACGACATTGAAAGAGAGTGCAGCAGAGATAAAACAAATAGTGCTCAGTGCACTGAGCGAGGCGGTGAGCTATGAGGGACGATAAAGGATATACTCAGAAAATGGACGCCTTACAAACAGGCAGTATAGCTTACTCTGTGGGAGTGGGCGTGGGACGTAAAGAGGCTTACTCTTTGAGAATGGAGGGGCTGGAAGAACAGCAGAAGCCTCTACTGATGAGTAAAGCGGATGCGGAGCATTACGACTTTAGCCCTCAGGAGAAAATGACACAAATGGAAGGCAGAGTGGTGTTAGGCGATGTGGTATTAAAGAACTGCCTGATGAGCTGCTCACAGAGCAAGAACATAGTGCAAACGGCGATAAACGGAGTGGAGGGCACAATAAAAGAATGGATTTCAGGGGGCGATGTGGTGATAAACCTGACGATAATATGCGGGGGAGACAGTAACACTTACCCTAAGGAAGAAGTGGCAGAGGTGATGCGTCAGCTAAGCAAAAACGAGGCTATGAGCATAAGCAATGAATGGCTGGGCGATGTGTGGGGAGTGACGCGAGTGGTGATAAACAGTGCCTCCATAAAAGGAGAGATATACAGAAATGTGGCAGAGATAGAAGTGGCTGCTACAAGCGATGAGAGCTACGAGATAGAAGAATACATCATAGACTAAGAGAGAGAAGAGAGAGAAGGAGGAGGAAGATATGTTGAAATTAGCGTGCAAAGTAGAGATAACAAGGCAATGGACAAAGAAAGAAGGTTTGGAGGCTATAAGCATCTGGAGCATTGAGCGAGTTAACGAGATAGAGATAACGGGCGACAGCGAGACCTTGGCAGACACCTGCCGAATAGTGTTGGCAAAGAACAGCAAATGGCAGGGCTATGAGGCAGTGCCTATAAGAAGAGGAGACCAAGTGAAGGTGTGGTTGGGCTATGGAGAGAAGAAGAAGGTTAGATTTATGGGCTACGTGAAAGAAGTGGCAGCAAAGACCCCTATGGTGCTGACCTGCGAGGACGAGATGTTTAAGTTAAGAGGTAAGAGTGCCCCTAAGAAAGCCTATAGAAAAGGGAGCCTCAAAGAGATACTCACGGATATAGTGCCTAAGAGCGTGGCGTGGCTCTTGAGTGGAGACGTGACCATAGGAGCATACAGGATAACGGCAGACACAGTGGCCGGAGTGCTGATGGATTTGAAAGAGAACTACGGCGTCAGGAGCTTCTTTGCCTTGAAAGACGAGGTGCCCACGCTATACGTCTATACGGTGTTTCCGGAGCAGAGACGCTCTGCGGGAGAATACAGCGAGAAGAAAAACATAATAGAGGACGACTTAGAGTACAGAAGGAGCACGGATACGGCAGTGAGAGTGAGAGGCATATCTATTGGCGAGGACAACAGCAGAATAGAATGGGTGGAAGGAGACAGCAGTGGAGTGGAGAGAACAATATATCGCTACTCCTGCACATTGGCGGAGCTGAAAGTGGCAGTTGCAAATGAGATAAAACGTCTGCAATGGGACGGATTAGCAGGCACCTTTACCACCTTTGGCTCCCCTGTGGTGGAGAAGATGGACACGGTGGACCTGAAGAAAGAAGGCATAACAAAAGCACGCTACCAAGTCAAAGGAGTGAACATATCCTTTGGTATGGGCGGGTACAGACAGAAAATAGAATTGGAGAAAAAAATAATGGACCTATGACAGTAAGAGAGATAATAAGAAGAGTAGTCAGAGAAGACGGCTTGATGCTCTGCTGTGAGATTGGCAGGGTGAAGAGCATAGACAAATCAAAGAACACCTGCGAGTGCTCCATAGAGGGAAAGGCAGATGTCTTGGGAGCTCGCTTGGCTCTTGCAGTGCAGGGCAAAGAAAGCATTGTCATCTACCCAAAAGTGGGAAGCGATGTGCTCTTGGGCTTTGTGAGTGGTGCCACTGCCTTTGTGCTGATGAGCGGGCAGGTGGAAGAGATAACCATAAATGGTGGAGAGAACAAAGGACTGATAAAAATTGAAGAGATGAAAAAGCAACTCTCGCTGATGAGTGGGAGGATAGACACTATAATTCAAGCACTGCAACAATCTGCCGTGGCTCCAGGGGACGGAGGAGCTACCTATAAGGCAGGGATAAATGAACTCTTAGCAACAATAAGCCAAAAGGAAGACTTCTCACACTTAGAAGATGAAAAGATAAAACACTAACAAAGAGAACAAGAGATATGGAAGGGATAAGGTTTGAGATGGGAGACATAAAACTGCAAGATGGACAGATAGCTATCGGCGAGGTGAGCCTTGACATAGTGGAAAGGCTCTTGGAGAGCAACGCAGGAGAGTGGAAGATGAGCCCCGAAAGCGGCATTGGAGCAAGAAAGATGATAGGAGCTCCCACAAATGATAGCCTGAGGGTGAGCGTGATTGAGAACTTGAAAAGACAGGGCATAGAGTACAAAGAAGTGAGGTGCTCACAAGAGGGTGAAATACAAATATCTATAATACAATAAACAAAAATGGACAGTTTAGAAGATATAAAAAAAGAGATTACCGATGCCTTTATGGCAGACCAGAGGACCATAGCCAAATACGGCTTAAGTGGCACAGAGACCTTTGCTCAGAAGTTTAAGACCCTGAGCATAGAGAACATAATCTTTTACATAGTGGCTTACGTGATATGGCTAAGAGAGAAGGCTCAGCAGAGCTGGCTGACGGATGTGCAAGCCTCAGCCTTGGCTACACGCTACGGCACAAAAGAGTGGTGGTGGAAAAAGGCATTGGAGTTTCAGTACGGAGACCAAAGCGTGGTGATAGATGACCAGAGCGTGGGCTACCAAACACAAGACGCAACAAAACAAATAATAAAGTACGCTGCAATAAGTCAGGAAAACAACACTGTATATATTAAAGTGGCTAAAGAGGACGGCGGAACATTAGGGAAATTAGCCACAGGAGAATTGGACGCCTTTAACGCTTACTTGCAAAATGTGAAGCCAGCAGGGATAAACGTGGTTGCTCAGAGCTATGATGCTGATGTATTGAGTATGGGCGTGACATTGTATGTCTCACCAGAGAGGATACCCTCTACGGTGATAGAGGAAGCAAAAACAAAGATTAAAGAGTACATAAACAACATAAAATTTGGGGGCGTGGTGAATTGTAACCGCATGATAGACGCTCTGCAAGAAGTAGAAGGCGTGAAGGACGTGGTGTTAAGGAGTGTGAAAATTGGCTCTGCAGAGGTGCAAAGAGAGGGAAAAGGACAGAGCGGTTACTACACAATAGATGAGAGCCAGAAATACATAAAGGTAATGCCATATTATGAATAAAGCAAAGCAAAGAAAATGATGAACTGGGAAAGAATGATAGACCTATTGCTGCCTTGCTCTTTGAGAGAGGCTCTGCTGCTGAAAGCTCTGCTGTTGTCTTTGACACACTACACAAGGGGAAAATACGAGGCTCAGGAACAATACAAAGACTTATGGATTGAGAGAATGAAATACGTCTCACAAGAGCAGTTGCTGCTCAAGGTGCTCAACGACAAATTGGACCCCACACAAAGACGCATAACATTTGCTGAGGAGACAGAAGAGGCTTTGATAGTGGTGGGTCAAGAGGAAGAAGTGAAATGCTTCGGTCTCCAAGAAGAGATACGCATTGTGAGGGTGGAGGAAGAGATTCCAGAGCACCACTCATTACAGGTGAGAGTGCCAGCAGGTGTACAAGAGAGTGCAGTGAGAGAAATAATGGACAGATACGTGTTTTATGGCGTGAATTACACAGTGGTAGAGATTAGCTAAAAAGAAAGAGATATGAATACAAACAACAGAATAATTGGACAGACAACAAGACAAGTGGTGCCTGCGGATTTTAGCTTTCTATCTGAGGCAGATAGTCAGATAGTGGAACTGATATGGGCCTTGATGGTGGGCAGTGGATTAGTAACTAATGCGGATATGGGAGACAAATACCCCATAATCATATCGGGCTTGGAGATGAGCGAGAGCGGCACAAGCGAGGGAATGGTGCTCTACAAAAAGAGAATATACCATTTTGACGCCACAGAACAACACGGAATGGCATCTTCTGCAGCCCAATACTGCTTTAAGATAGAG